GTTAGGTTCTCAAGGGTTGACTAAGAAGATCACCATCTTGAGTGTAACCCGAACTGTCATGAATCTAGTCGGTCCAGAGATACTGTGGGTGGCGGTTTCTAGGTCGCCGAGGCTAGTCATACACTTGGTTGAAGACATCACAAGAGATTGTAACGCACAACTGCGGACACTTTTGAGTTTGCGGAGTCAATGGATACGAGGCACTTCGTTACACATAAAGCCAGAGCATCGTATAAATTTCCGGAATGTCATGGGTGGATTACCTAGAGACGCTAAAATTGTATTAGCTTTCGATCTAGCTGATTGTAACAACTGGGATGATGTTAAGACCTCATTCCCGAGGGTGGACGGCTACATCAAAGATGACAAGGTTATTTACCTAGGAGCCGGGCTTAAGGTCTACCGACAATTGGATCCTAGTGAAGACGCTTACAAAGAAAGTGCATTCACAGGTACGTTTGCCCAAGGCTTCAGAACTGAAGTTGTCAAGTCCATAAAACCCGAGGTTATCGAAGCGCCCGATGAAAAGATTAGAACTTCAATTCCTAAGTCCTTTCGCCAAGACATGAGAGAGTATTTCCGAGCAGGCCTGGTCGAGCGTTACCAAAGAGAGGCGTGGACAGATCGCTATGGTTACACACAGCAATTTCCTGATCAACCAATGCGGCTCCACAACTGGCAGGAAGTGCTCGACAAAGAGGTGAAAAGAACCATTAAGACCACGAAAGCTCCAATAGTTGAGCGCCGGTTGAGACGTTCTTATCTCAACATGCCGATAGACGAAAATCCATTATGGTTCAAGCCAGACTTGTTGAGCTTAGGCGCTCTCCAGAAGCCTAGTGACAATGCTAGCTTTGCCCTCATGCTCAAGGAGCGTTTAAGGAAAGAGCCAAGACATGTCAATGTTTTGGAGTACAGATCTGAAGAAGCATTTGGCATGCACTTATGGAGTCATCTTAAAAGGTACATGAAGTGGAATAATGCCTTCCCTCTGGATCTAAACATGTGGGAGGACGCTCATGGAAAGTTTGAAGCAAGACGCGCTGCTCTAAGTGCCTCGACAAAGAGCAACAATGTCTCCAGGCATGAACCCAATGATCTTGTGCGCATTTACGCAAAGAGTCAGCTGAAGCTTAAAAGCAATGAAATCAAGTCTGCCAAAGCTTTACAAACTATTGTCATCCATTCTGAGCAATATGTGCACAAGTTTGGTCCAACTGGGGTGTA